AACTTGAACTGTACCGTCATCAGACTTGAAGTGTCCACAAGTAATCTGGTGTAGTCTCATAAGTTGAGTTAATACGGTAGCTGTAGTTGTAACCTTACCATTAAGTTCGGCTAAAGCTAACTGTTTCATTTGATCATAAAGTTTAGATTGTTCTGATGTTAATTGTATGATTCGTTTCATGTAAGTTTTTTTAGGTAAATCTAAACAATCATCTTTTAAAACTCTGTAAGAAAAAGGTTTTAGTTTCTCGGACAGTTCTGCTAGATTTCTATAACCCACGACAATCTGTACAGAACGACCACCAAAGTTTGCAGTTCGCATCATGGCATATCGGGTTCTAAATGTGTAATAAGAACTATGGCCCAATAACCACGGATCAAGGAACTCGCATTGTGTATATAAATCTAATGGTGATTTAGTAACCGGTGATCCTGTTAAGATTCTTTTATATTTAGCATACCTAGATAAAGCTAAAATATTTTTTGTTCTTTTAGCTCCAGGATTTTTTATAGTAGTTGATTCATCAATCGCAATCATGCATTTGTGACAAGCTAAAAATCGTTCAGCAAAATCCATACCTTTCTTAGTTGAGAAAGCTTCAACATTCATAATAAGAATATGTAAATCTTCACCGCTCTCAAACAATGTACTTAATTTTTTCTTTTGCTTTTCGTTAATAAGCGCTTGCCATAAAACCATTTTTTTCTCCACATGGTCTGCCATGTGTGTGGGTATCTCTGAGTCATGCCAGTTTTTATATACACCCTTAGGTGCCACAATTAAGACACCATTGATTTTGCCATTATCATAAAGCATAGAAATGTTGTCTATTAATACTTTAGATTTACCTGTACCCATCTCCATAAAGTAGGCAAAGTTTTCTTTTTTCCATGACATTTCTAACGCTTTTAATTGATGCGCGAATGGCGTCGTTTTAAATTTATAATTCATAATTTAAGTTCTTCTTTCTATTGACAGCGATTAACATAGTCGATATAGTCTTGTCAAGAAAGTTATGAAGGATAATTTAGTATACGTCGTACAAGACATACCAGGTACAAGAGAGGGTCGCCCTAAAATAAATATTATAGGTGCATCTGAATTTGGTGAGTTAAAAGTTTTATTACCAGAAACTTCTCAAATTATTTTGTCTCCAGGTCCATTAGTGTTTAAACTTCGTAAGCTGTTAAAAAATTATAACTCAAATGACTTTCTATTATTGACAGGTGATCCTGCAATAATTGGTGTTGCTTGTAGTATTGTATCTGATATTACAAACGGCAAATATAAACTTTTGAAATGGGACAAACAAGAAAGAAGATATTACCCAATTCAAATTAATCTATACCAGAAAGGAGAAATAGATGAATAATATAAACTTTGAAGAGGATCAAACATCTTCATTATCTAAAATTGATGATGCAGGTGATTTATCTTCACAAGTAGTAAAACTAAAAAAACTAGAAGATGAACTTGCAGAAGTAGAGGCCCATGTCAAAGAACTTAAAAAACAAATCGACATGGTTGGAGGTGAAGTTATACCGACGATGATGCAAGAGATGAACATAAGCACAATGAAATTAGCAGACGGATCCGCTGTTGAAGTGAAACCCGTCTACGGTGCTTCTATTCCTATCGCAAAAAAGGAGGAAGCATTTAAATGGCTTCGAGATAACGACCTAGGCGACCTTATTAAAAATGAGGTAACCGTTTCCTTTGGTCGTAACGAAGATAACAAGGCTAGCAATTATGCGAACCTTGCACAAGGTCAAGGGTATCAACCAGTCCAAAAATTAAAGGTTGAACCAATGACACTTAAAGCTTTAGTCAGAGAGCGTATCGAAAATGGACTAGATATGCCCTCTGAACTATTTAACGTGTTCGCAGGAAGCAGAACCAAAATAACAAGGAAATAAGAACCATGAGCAAAGCACAAGTAACAACGAAAAAAGAAAATGCATTAGCAACAAATATGTTTGAAGCTGATGCTGGCCAAGGTATTGGTAAGTTAACTCAAGAAGATTTAGCTTTACCCTTTTTAAAAATACTTGGTCAATTATCTCCAGAGGTTAACAAAAGAGATGGTAAATATGTCGAAGGTGCAGAACCCGGCATGATTTATAACTCAGTAACTTCTGAATTATTTGACGGACAAAAAGGCATCAATGTTGTTCCATGTCATTACAAACTGGAATACATTGAGTGGAGAGACAGAGGCGATGGCCCCGGAGCTCCAGTGCAAATTCACCCGTCAAGTAGTGATATCCTATCACAAACAACAAGAGGAGCTGACTACAAAGATAGATTACAAAGTGGTAACTATATTGAAAAGACAGCAAGTCATTTTGTGATAACCATGGGGGAAACACCATCCACTGCATTGATTGCTATGAAATCTACTCAATTAAAAATTAGTAGAAAGTGGAATACCATGATCGCTCAAATCAAACTTAAAGGTAAAAATGGATTATTTACTCCGGCATCTTTTAGCCACATTTATAATCTAAAGACCGTTCAACAATCTAATGATAAAGGAACGTGGTTTGGTTGGGAGATTAGTAAAGTGGGTCAAGTACAAGAGGCTGCTTTATATTCACAGGCAAAAGCTTTTTCTGAAAGTGTTTCTAAGGGAGACGTTCAAGTTAAGCATGGTGAAACTTCTGATAAATCTAATTCACCGATTTAGTTTAAACATCGATGGGCAGGTAAAACTGCCCATCAAGAAAGAAAAAAATGGAGAACAGGTTTATAAAAATATTTTCTGGTCTAGAGCGTAACTATGGTTATTGTAATGTTGAAAATGGTTACGTCGATTCTGATACAGGAAAATTAAAATTTAAACCGGGCGACTATGGTTGGTCACAAGATGAAGTTACAGATCAAGATTACATTGATCATTTAAACGGAGAAAGATCGATTGGTATTCAACCCTGCGATGATGAAGGCATGGCACAATTTGGTGCAATAGATATTGATCCTAAGAAGTATAAAGATTTTAATCCAAAATATTTTTTTGATATTATCATTCAATGGAACCTACCTGTTGTACCCGTAAAATCTAAAAGCGGTGGATTACATATTTTTGTTTTTTTAAATAAAAAAATTAAGGCAAGTTTAATTAGAAACTTTTTAGATAAATTATTATTTACATTTAAATTAAAACAGACCACAGAAATATTTCCAAAGCAAACAGAATTAGGAACCACGGACGACGGAACAAAGATTAATGGTAACTTTATTAATTTACCTTATTATAATAAAATAGAACGAGTTGCAGTTAACCCACATGACGGAACAGAATTTACACTAGAGCAATTTATAGAAGTCGTAGAAACAAATCTACAAACACAAGAGTCGATAGAAAATTTTGGTTCAGAGATTATAAATAAACAATTAAGATCTGGGGACGAAGAGTTTAGCGATGGTCCACCATGTTTACAAGCATTAACTCAAAATAAATTAAATGACGGACGAGATAGATTTCTATATAATTATATGGTTTTTTCAAAAAAGAAATACCCTGACAACTGGGAAAAGAAAGTAGAAGAGGCAGCAAGAAAATATTTTGAATACTCTCCAGAATGGGATGACAATAGAGTTAAATCAAAAATTAAAGCATGGAAGAAAGAAACTAAAGGACATACCTGCACCGAAGACCCTATTGTTAATCATTGTGTAAAATCAGTTTGTGTTAGAAGAAAGTTTGGTATTGCATCAGACAAAAAGAAAACATGGCCGATGTTATCAAACTTAGTAAAATATGATTACAAACCAGATCCAGAGTTTTGGTTAACAGTAACATTACCAGATGAAGGTAGTGGAGAAACCAAGAAACAAATCGTAGCAAAAACAATAGATAAATGGATTGAGATGCGAGAACTTAGAAAATTAATTGCTGCTCAAACATCCATATGCCCTCCAAAAATAAAAGATAACGATTTTCAAATTATAATTGATCAATTAAAAAAAACAGAAGAAGTCATGCAACCAGCTTCAGGGACAAGTCCAGAGGAACAACTACATAAATATTTAAATGATTATATCTTTCAAGTGATTGCTAAGACCTATGCATCATTTAAAAGTGGATCAACTTTAATTGAAGGAAACTATGCATATTTTGTTTATGAACATTTTTGTAATCATTTAAAAAATAAAGATTGGAAAATAAAAGAAGATAGAACGGCAACCATGATGCAAAAAAGTTATCAAGCAAACTTTGGAGAAAGAAAAAGATTTCCTAAATCAAAAGAACAAGGTATTTATTGTGTAAAGGTCTCACTAGAATACTTTACAAAAGAAGAAGCTGAAGATGAGATTGTTGAAATGAAGGATCAAAATGAAATCTTGTAAGGTACACAAAATTTATGGTCCACCTGGAACTGGAAAAACTACCAAGCTATTAGAACTTGTAAAACAATACGATATAAAAAAAGTTGGCTACTTTGCTTTTACTCGTAAAGCAGCGAATGAAGCAAAGAGTCGAATAAATTTACCTGATAAAAAATTAAAATACTTTCAAACACTTCACGCTTTTGCATTTCATACTCTTGGTCTTAGTGAGGATAGTGTGATGCAACCTTATCACTATGAAGACTTAGGTAAGATACTTGGCATACGGGTAAACTACGTCGATAAGTTTAACGATCAACAAATACATTATCTAACATCGGATAATATTTATTTTCAAATTATAAATAAAATGCAGAATCAAGATATTGAAGAGTATGAAGACCGAGACATTGATCCAGGTCTTTTACGTCACATTATTATAAACTTAGCTGAATATAAAAAGAAAAATAATTTATTGGACTTTAATGACATGATAAAAAGATTTGTTAACAAACCTGAATTGTGTCCAAACTTTGATGCTATATTTATTGATGAGGCTCAAGATCTTTCACCTCTACAGTGGATGATGTATGATATTTTTAAAACTAAAACTAACAATATTTATCTCGCAGGAGATGATGACCAAGCGATATTTCAATGGGCAGGAGCAGATGTTACACGTTTTATTGAGGAGCCTGGTGTAGAACAAATCTTAACACAATCAAGACGCATACCAAAATCTATTCAAGAATTATCAAAAGTTATTACTGAAAGAATACAAGGCATTAAAGTATACAAAAAATATTTGCCAAGAGAAACTGAAGGTAGGATTGAGTATGTCAATAATGTTGGGCAATTAGATTTAAAAAAAGGTAAGTGGTTAATTCTTGCAAGAACAAATACCAGACTCAAGGATGTTATGAAAAAATTACAGGAGATGGGATTGTATTATCAGTATAAAAAAGGTAAAAGTTTTAAGGCAAAACTTTATAAAACAATTGTGAATTACACAAGGTGGACTAAAGGTGAGCTGTTAGAAGATAATGAGATAAAGGATATATTGGAGTGTTGTGATAGTAAGCCAGATAAAACAAAACTATGGTATGAAGTTTTTACAGCAGTGCCTATGGTAGAAAGAGATTATTTAAGACACATGTTGTCAAATGGTGAAAAGTTAACAGAAGATGCAAGAATAAAATTATCAACAATTCATGCAGCCAAAGGTGGTGAAGAAGATTCTGTAGTTTTAATTTTAGATAATTCTAAAAAAATTAGAGACGCTATTATGCATGATCATGTAAAAAGCGATGAAGAACATAGAGTCTGGTATGTTGGAGCAACTCGTGCTAAAAATAATCTTTATTTAATGAGAGCAAAAAAAGAAAGGCATGGTTATCAGTTATGACAAATAAATCATTTTTTGAAAAAGCATCTGATCGTCAAGAAGGGGGAGATCACTATAAATTAAAGATACAACCATTTGATTTTATTATGGAAAATAAATTAAATTTTTTTCAAGGTAATATTATTAAATACGTTGTGAGATATTTAAAGAAAGATCAAATAAAAGATTTAAAT